TACACAAGTTTTAAAAAGCCTTACAGGTTTATTTATTTTCTTGTAATCTTTTTCGTTCTCTCACTTTTGCCATCTTATTTTCTAACCTTTTTTTAACAGATGGTTTGGTGTAAAATCTTCTTTCAGATAATTCTACGAGTTTTTTAGAATCTTTTATCATTTTTTTAAATCTTTTTAATGCTAATTCAACATCCCCATTTAGTACTTTCACACCATTTCCAGCGATTGCCCAATCTGACCTTTTTTGTTTTTTCCTTCTCATTTTATTATAACCTTTCATTTTGATTTAAGATGGGATGTCTTCCATATCCTTTTTTTGAGAAACTTCCATATCGTCATGTGGGTCGTCTTTTATATATCCATCTACATTTGTACCATCATAATCATCAGTTGCTTCTTTGATGTCATAGTATCTACCAAGAACTTGTCCTATATCTTCATATGCACCCTCAAGTCTTTGTTGTAATCTGAACATCTCTTTTGCGGATTCAACAAATGTCTTATTTGCTTCTTTTAGAGAACCTATGTTTCTTTTAACTGTAACTTCATCAAACCAATCTGCTGATTCTTCCATTGTAAATACTTCTGCCATACCACAGATACGATTGATTGTTTCACTTATTTCTTTTAGGTCTTTTCCAGACTTATAAATATTTTGTCCAAGTGAACCAAAGTTGTTAACCGCCTCAATAAACTCATTACGATGTTGTTTATATTGTTCGGATTTTTTCTCGTTTAATAATTCTTTTAGTTTAATCATAGTGTTTCTCCTTAGATATAAATATCTACTTTCCTATTATTTCAATACTTTTTCTACACCAATTTTGAACTCTATAATATGCTTTTTATAAAGTTTCATTATAGCGGTGGCTTTCTTTCTATCTCTTATTGCTATACTCTTTATGGACTTTTTTATAGCATCTTGAAACATCCCTATTCTTGAAATAGCCAATTGTCTCTGCGAATCGTCATACATATTTTCTTGCATTATTCTTTTGTAAAAAGACTCTTTCATTACATACCCCTTTTTACTCTTTGTATTAATTGCATGAGTTCTTTTGGGTCAATACCAAGTGCATCAACAACACCTGCTAATACTTGTGCTTGTTTCATACGATTTAAACCTGCTCCTTTTAAGGAATTAGTAAATTTTCCCATATATCTTTTCACTTCAGCAGGTAATGGTGCTTGTTCTTCAATAGGTTCACCATGTTTTGCACCTGGAGATGTTAAAAATTTATCTTCATATTCTTTTGTAATATCAGATAGTCTTAGTATGTTTCCTGCATCATCTCTGAATCTGATTTCATTTAACATTTCTTTCATTTTTTTCATCGTATTTTCCTATATTTTTTTTCCATATCTTTGTCACCACTTATATAAGTATCAAACATATCTTTTAAATCTTTTGCTTTTGGTTTATTTCTGTATTTAGACTTTACCATATACTTTAAAAACTTATCCTTATCAACTAATTTTAATAATTTATCTTCATCATAATAGACATTTTCTGATAGTTTTGATTCTTTTATCGGTATTAGGTATGCTGCTCTATTACTATTTCTCATCATGTCTAATCCATATGGATTTGATGATGAAGTGTGGTTTATATTTTTTGTATAAAGATGATACATAGTTACATATGCTCGTCCACCACTATAATTTAAACGAGTTTTTCCACTTGTAACTTTATAAATTTTTGCTCCTCCAGTCTTTTTCATTCTATTTAATTTTGCAATACCATCTTTTTTAGAGTATATAGTCATCTCTTCGTTCAAAGATTTTTTTATCTCTTCTTTTATAATTTTTTTGAGTGTGTCTTTTACTTTGCCCATGCGTTCTTTCTCCGATACAAATCATAAAAAACTGCTGCTAATTCAAATCTTATAATCTGTCTTAACATTACTAAATCTTTATCTGTGATTTCTTCTGTAATCATAGCAAGAGACTTCATGTTTCTAACAAACTCAATCTCTTCTTTGACAATTTGTCTTAATTTTTCAACTTTAATTTTCATAGTATGGTAATACCCTAAAAATATGCATGGTTGTGTATGTAAAATGTTTTCTTAAATCACTTTTAAATCTTGTTGATAACATCCCTACTCTATGATGTATCTCATTTAACCTTTTTAACATACCTTCTAAATCTTCTTTACTAATTTCTTCTTCTTTAAGTGCCTTTTTTTCAATCCCAAAGAAGTCATCTTGTATTTTTGCTAACTGAAGAAGTATCTCTTGACTCCTTTCTGTCATTCGTGCCTTCTTCAATGTGTTAATTGCTTTAACTGCACTCTGACATATGTCGTAGTTTTTACTATTAAAACCAAATAATTCTACTTGTTCGTGGTCATCTCCTACGAGACCAGAATCATCTTGTTCTTCAATTGGTTTGAATACACGATGATATGGATTTGACTGGACTTTTCCTAATTCAAATTTATGTTTTTTAGGAAGTAAATCCACCAAACTGACCATTTTTATCTCTCCGTAAGAATTTCTGTAATGATTCTGTTGATATTTGAGATAGGGTCGTTCTGATTGTTGTCTACACTTTCATTCATTGGTCTTAAAAATGCACCATGTGTAGATGGATTTGATACAAAGTCAAATGCTATTAACTCAAAATCGTCTTGAACTTCGTTTACATCACCTTTTTCTTTGACACTACCAAGACCACGAGAACTAATTCCTAATTTTATTCCAGATTGAAATAGTTCTTTTAAGATATTTCCAGATGGTGTTGATAGAACTTCTACTTCTCCGACTAAATCGTCTCCATCCCAACCCATATTTAATACATTATGAGAAACATTTTGTAGATTTACAACTGAACTATCTGGATGGTCTAACTCTCCTAATGCTCTGCTCTCCTTTATGAAACTATCCATGTACTTTTTTGACTCTCTTACTAAGATTTCTTTAGGATAAATACGACCATTCTGATTTTTTGCTTCTGCTCTTTGTAAAACACCCTTTACAATCAGTTTACCATTGTTGTTTGCCATTGATTCATTAATCATTTCTGGGGAAACTTGGAATGGTATGTAATCTACTAATAAATTTTTACTCATTTTATGCTCCAAACTTTTTATAAATTTTAGGATTCCTTTTTGCTTTAGTATATCCGTATACTTTTTCTGCGTGTTTTACTTTTTTCTTATCATCTTTCTTTTTATTCTTAGAAAATGCATAGGGTGTTTTAGGTGGCCCTTCTCCACCATCAAGATTAGCAGTTACATTTGCTTCTTTCAATTGTCTTTTAACAAGTTCTCTTACTATATATCTTAACTTATCCATTATACTTTTTTCAATTCCTTGACTAATTCATAATGTCTAAGAAGACTTGCTACTTGTTTATCTCTAACCATTGATTTTGTTTGACTTTTTGTAGGTATTTGTTTTACAACTTCTTTTAATTTTATTGTAGTTACATCATCATCTACCCTTTTCATCAAACGAGTAATGTCTTTTTTAATAGAAGAAAACTCTCCATACACATATTCTGACAAGGAATTGGTATTTGTGACATTATAAATGTATGTACTTAGTAGTTTTCTTTGTTTATCATCAAGAGACGAATACTTTTCATTAAATTTTTCTAACAAAGTTTTGATAGTTAGATAACGAACATCTTTATCTTGTTTTTCAACTAATTTTTTAATCTCAGTATCTCTATCTTTCTTTGTTTTTCCAGATGTCAAATGTTCTATAATAGTGAATCTTGAATCAACCACTTCACTTGGTTCCACATTTTGACTATTTCTATAATACTCCATCAATTTATATATACTTGCTTGGACTTTGTAGTTTGTGATTCTACCAGAAGAAAAATCTTTTAAATCATAATTTTCTATAACTTCTTTAATTAGATTATACTTTTCTTGTTTTACTTGTTTTTCGTTTACGGAACCTACTTGTTCTAAAACTAAATCAATTAATTTATCTGCTTTCTTTTCATCATTGTACTTTTGGTTTAAAAAGCATTGATAAATTTGATATTCTTTAAAAAGTTCTGTTCCTTTTTTAAAATACTTTTTTAAGATTTTAACTGCGTGTGAGTTTTTATTATTTAGAGAGTCGGCAACAATTTGTCTCGTTAACAACTCAAATATGAGGCCAGTATTTTTGACCTTTGAATGTTTTTTATACTTCATACCAATTCCGTATCTACAAGTTTTTAGGTTAATTCATATATAAATATAAAGTTACTTTAATTTCATGTCTTTATCTGACAAAATAACTTTATCTTCGTTCATTAAATCAAATTCTTCGTCACTTTTTTTGGTTATTTTTTCTTTTTCAGTTTTCTCAATTAGTATTTGTTTGTTATTTGTTAGTGCATCTAATACGGAATTTACAATATTTTCTTTTGCTAATGGTGAATTATTTTTATATGTGTGTTTAATTGATGTATCAACATCAAAAGTTTTGTCTAATGCTTTCTTTCCAATAGGGTCTCTTCCTCTTGGATGTTTATCAGTAGAGTATTTTGTTGCTTCTTTTGGTCTTCCACTACCTGGCCATCCACCTTCGGGCATTTCACCCTCTCTTTTTTGGTGCATTGATGCTAAATCATGTGGTGTTCCAAAAGATTCTTTAGTAACAGCAGGGTCATTACCCTCTGTTTCTATTTGTTCTTTTCTAAAGTTTTGTTTTATATCGTCTATTACTCTTGCTCTTTCGTCATTTACTTGGTCTTTAGTCATATTGAATATGTTTTTGTATATCCAATCTTCAGATATTAACTTAGTTCCTTTCATTGACTCTGCTAAAGATATCTTTTCGTTCCAAAGTGCTACCTTTTCTTGTTCATATACAATACTTGGATTGGTTAAATTCAATTCAAAACCTACTAAATCTTCTTTATCAAAACCTTGTGTGTATAAATGAACTATTGCAATCTTTGTTAATTCAGATAAAACGATTCTTTGTATTCTTTCTATTGTTCTTGCGAATCTAACATCCTCTTGTGCTAATGTTGCTTTACCTTCAATGTTCTCATCATACCCTAAAAATGCTTTTGGGATTCTAAGAGCTGCCATCATCTTGTTTCTTAAGTATTCAACATCGTCAATTGCATTATATTCCATACCACTAAGTGATTCTATTTGTGTACCACTATCACCACCACGAACTGGTAAATAAAAATCTTCCATCATATTCATCATATTAAATTTTAAATTATACTCTCCCGAATTTTGGTCAATGTATGGAGTCTTCTTCATTTTATTTATCAGTTGTTGCATATAGTTATCAACTTCTGCTGGTGGAATATTACCAATATCAATCTTAAATATTCTCTTTTCTGGTGCTCTCATGATACGATGT